TGGCGTCGATTCAGCAGCGCTCCGGTGAGAGTGTGACGAATCCGGGTGTGGCATCGGAGTCGTTCTCCGGGATCGGTCTGGACGGGCGGGAGATCGGTCCGGCGATGTTCGGTGCGGTCACCACGACGAAGGCCCTCATCGGTGGGGGGCGGCCGGCGCGGGAGGCGTTCGTCACGGGGGCCGCGTTCCTCGCCACCGTCGTCGGGACCGCCGTGCAGGACATGGGCCGGCAGGCCGACTTCACGGCCGGGGTCGCGGTGGGACGCACCTACTACGTCCGAGTGCTCCAGCCGGGCGCGTGTTCGCGATGTGCGGTGCTGGCGGGGAAGTTCTCCGCGAAGACGCCGTTCCTGCGTCATCCCCGATGCAAATGCCAGACGGTGCCGGTGACTCGTGAGGAGCCGGTGCCGAAGGGCGAATGGTCCGGTCCGATGGGCTATTTCGAGGATCTGGACCCCGCCGAGCAGGATCGGGTGTTCACGAAGGCCGGCGCGGAAGCGATCCGGCACGGTGCCGACCCGATCTCGGTCGTCAATGCTCGCCGGGGCGCGTACGGGATCTCCTATCCGGGGAATCGATCACCCGGCAATGCGCTCGTCTACACGCGCGGCGTGTCCCCCCGCCATCTGCAGAAGGTGACGATCGGTCGCCGCCCGGACGGCTCCCCGCTGCAGGTGTATGCGACCGGTGAGGGTGTCACGGTTCGCGGCTCATTCGACCGCCGGGAGATCGCCCTGACCGGCAAGTCGATCAAGGAGGGCCGCTACCGGCGTTCCACGACGCTGCGGCTGATGCCGGAGCAGATCGCGATCATGGCCGGCGACAACCCCGAGCGGTGGACCGAGCTGCTGCGCCGCTACGGCTACCTCTACTGACTTCCCGCGTGATGCGGGTCCACCCCTTCGTGGGGTGTCCATCTGCCCGTGACGGGCGACAACCCACTGAGGAGTGATTCCACCATGCCCGAAAAGGACGGCGCGATGCCGGTCTACGGTCCGATGTTCCCGACGCGATTCCAGATCCGCGGCATCCGCTTTCTCGAAGGAGAAGACGGGGCCGCAACTGGGGGCGGCGAGGACGAGGAGCACACCGAGTCCGATGTTGACGGCTCGGATGAGAACGACGGGTCGGACGACAAGTCCGACGACAAGTCCGACGACTCGGCCAAGCTGCTCGAAGCCCTCCGCAAGGAGCGACTGGCGCGCAAGACGGCCGAGAAGGAACGCGACACCGCGAAGCAGGCCCTGTCCGACAAGGACAAGCCGGCGGCGGATGCCGCACTCGAGCAGGCTCGGCGTGAGGCCGAGCAGGCGGCGAACGAGAAGGCCAATGAGCGGATCGTTCGCGCGGAACTGAAGGCGGCGGCGGCGAAGCGGGTGTCGAACCTGACCGCGCTGACCCGCCTCGTCGATCTGACCACGATCGAGGTCGCTGACGATGGCACCCCATCCGAGGACGACATCGAAGCGGCGATCGAGCAGTTCCTGACGGACTTCCCCGAGTTCGCCGCCGACAAGTCGAAGTTCTCCGGCTCCGCCGACCAGGGCAGCAAGGGCAAGCAGAGCACTCCCGCTCAGCTCACCCGCGAACAGCTCAAATCCATGACCCCCGAGCAGATCGAGAAGGCCGAAAAAGACGGCCGACTCAAGAACCTGCTCGCGGGCAAAGCCTGAAAGGAGATAGCTGATGGCTATCGGCAATTTCGTCCCGGAGTATTGGTCCGCCAAGCTCCTCACCGCCCTGCGTGCGAAGGCGCGCTACACCCAGGCGGGAATCATCAACCGGAACTACGAGGGCGACATCACCCGTGCGGGCGACACCGTCCACATCACGTCGTTCTCGGACCCGACGATCGATGACTACAGCAAGGGCTCGACGACGATCTCGTACCCGGTGCTCACCGATGCGACTCGGTCGCTGCTGATCGACCAGGCGAAGTACTGGTCGTTCTCCGTCGACGACATCGACACCCGGCAGGCGCTCGACGGCTTCGTGCCGGAGGTCACCGCGGGTGCCGCATCGGGTCTCCAGCTCGCTGCCGACACCCACGTCTCCGGCCTGATGGTCGACGGCGTCGATGTGGACAACGACCTCGGTGCGGAGACGGTGGGTTCCACGACTGGGGACGCCTACGACCTCCTCGTGGAGCTGCGCACCACGCTCACCCGAGCCGAGGTGCCCGCGGACGGCCGCTTCGTCGTCGTCCCGCCCGAGTACTACGGGGTGCTGCTGAAGGATGACCGCTTCGTGCGGGCCGACGCTTCGGGCACCACCGCGGGGCTCCGCAACGGCGTCGTCGGTCGTGCGGCCGGCTTCGACGTGATCGAGGGCACCACGGTGCCGGAGACCTCGGGCGGTGCCTACCAGGTCATCGCCGGTCACCCGATGGCGACGACCTACGCCGATCAGATCGTGAAGACCGAGGCCATTCGCCTCGAGCGGCGCTTCGAGGACGGCGTCCGCGGTCTGCACGTCTACGGCGCGAAGGTGATCCGTCCGACCGCCCTCGCGCTGGCGACGGTCACGGTCTCCTAAGGGGTCATGGTGGAGGCGTTCGCTACCTACGCGGATCTACAGACGCTGCTCAACCGGACGTTCACGTCCGACGAGCAGCCGTGGATCAATGCGCTGCTGGCGAGCGCCTCCACCTACCTGCGGGAGGACGTCATCGGGCAGACCGTCTACCCGCAGACGACCTCCACCTACACGGACTATCCGACAGCGGGCCGGGTGGATCTGCCCCAGTTCCCCGTCGTGTCCATCGGGTCGGTGCAGCGCGATGCCGCTGAGATCGACTACGTGTACCGGCCCGGCTACATCCTCGTAGACGGGGATGACCCGGTCGATATCACCTACACGTGGGGCTATGCGATCGTCCCGGACCGGCTCAAGGAATTGGCCTGTGTGCTCGTGTCCGCCGCCCTGCTCACGCTCGAGGCGAAGGTCGGGCTCACGGCCGGCGGGCTGTCCTCGGTCGCCCTCGATGACTTCAAGCTCGCCTGGGCCGACGCCGGAGCACAGTCGGGGATGACGCTCCCGGAGATCCAGAAAGCGGATCTGCGTCGCCGGTACGGGCGGGGTGGCTTCACCCTCGTGGACACGGGACGATGACACTCCTGGGCATCCTCGGGATGGGTCGCGTCCAGGCCGAGGCCCGCATGACGCAGGCGTGGCAGGTCGGCACGCTCACCGAGTCGACGGATGAGGATTTCAATACGGTCCAGACCCTGTCCGCGGTCTATACCGGCATGGGGCGGCTGAAGTCGTCGACATCGACTCCCGCCATGGAGGCGGTCGGCGGGCAGTTCCCGGCAGTGCAGGCGCTGGAGCTGCATCTGCCGTCCGGGACGACGGGGATCTTGAAGGATATGCGGGCGGTGTGTACGGCGTGTCCGGAGGATGCGGCCCTGGTGGGGCGTGTCGTGCGGATCTCGGGGCTTCCTGCGTCGGGGCAGACGACGGCGGAGCGATTCCCGGTGGAGTCGGTGAATGAGGTGGTCCAGAGTGCCTGACGGGATCACGGTCGATAGCTCGGAGATCAATCTGCTTGCGTCGGATCTCGGCAATGTGCCTTCGGTCGCCGGCCGGTTCATCCGTCAGGCCGTCGAGGTGTCGGCCCGGCGTGTGAAGGACGACTGGAAAGAGGCGGCGACCGGGTTCCCGACGATCCCTGCGTTCCCGTACTCGGTCTCCTATGACGTTTCAGCGTTCTCGGGGTTCGGAGCCACTGTGGTGCAGGCGGAGATCGGCCCGGACAAGGAGAAGAGCCAGGGTGCGCTCGGCAACCTGATCGAGTTCGGTTCGGAACACAATGAGCCGATGGGGCTCGGTGCGGCCGCATTGCAGCACACCGAGGAGGACTTCGAGCGCGGCCTGGAGAAGGCCACTCGGGATGCCGAACGGCTCGGGGGTCTGTGATGGATTTCACCGAGGCGCACTTCCAGGCCGTCATAGACCGGCTGAAGGCCAACTCGAAGCTCGCGGACAAGACCACCGACACGATCCTGGTCGATCAGGACGGCTACGTGCGGGAGAACTATCTACTGCTCCTCGGTGGTCGTCCCTCGGATCTCGGCGGCGGCCGTCAGGCCGGCAAGCAGCAGACCGAGGACGATGCGCTGTTCGAGTACACGGTCGAGGCGGTCGGGATCTCACCGAGCGCTTGCCGCGGGCTGCTGGATGCGGCCAGCGCCCAGTTGACGAATCACATCCTCACCATCTCGGGACGCAGCTGCGACCCGTTGCGCTATCACGCCGGGGACGCATCACCGCAACCGATCACGGGCGTGATGCCGCCGCTGTATCACGCACGGGATCAGTACACGCTCCGTTCCCGCTTCACCTCGGGCTCCTAGAGCCCCCTCAGCCACCCCCTGAAGGGGGTCACACCTATGCCCGCGGGTGCCGATAGCGGGTGCTGACTGAAAGGAGTCATCATGTCGATGACCATTCCCGCGTCGGTGTCGAGCGACGGCACCCGGCGCACCGTCTGGATTCCCGATGGCGCGGACGACCCGGAGAACGTCACCGCGGCGGAGATCGAGGCCGGCACCGACCTGTCCTACTACCTGGTGGACAACTCGGACGGCTTCAACCTCGACATCCCGCAGGACTCGATCCCCGACAACCGGCAGGGGACCTCGCAGAATCTGTCCCTGCCGGGCCGGAAGAACCCGTCGCTGACGATCCAGTACGGCTTCAACGAAAGTTCGGCCGATGACAACGCGGCGAAGACCGCGCTGACCGAGGGCACTCGTGGGGCGTTCGTGCATCTGCTCCAGGTGCCCGAGGACTACGACCCGACCACGGACGGCTACTACGCCACCTACACCTACCGGTATGTGCCGGCGAAGCTGGGTGTGCAGAACATCGTCCCGACGGCGACGAACGCGAAGGACCGCATCTCGCAGGGCGTGTTCATCGATGGCGCGATCGTCGACGGCACGGTCGCCTCGAGTTCCTGACAGATCACCGGGCGGGCGCTGGCCTGCGGTGCCCGCCCGGTTCTCCCCTCGCAGGCAGAAAGCAGGCAACCATGTCATTCACGGAGAAGAAGCGCACCTACCGCTTCACCGATGTCGAGGTGTGTCTCGACGCCGCACTCTCGTCGGAGCGCGACGCACTCATGGTCGACAAGGGCCCCGCTGTGGCGAAGCGGATCAAGGAGATCGAATCTCAGATGCGTGACTCGATCGTCACGCTGCGGATCTCTGGTGTGCCGTACCAGAAGTACCTCCAGGTGCAGCGCGCGCACCCGGCCAGGAAGGGCCGCGTAGAGGCATTCGACCCGGAGACCTTCTACCCCGATTTCGTCTACAAGCACGGGGCAGAGGTGGAGGGCGAGACGGTCACTCCGCTGTCGGAGTCGCCGCGGAGTCAGTGGGATGAGTTCGTCTCGGGCTTCACCACCGCGGAGATCAACGCGATCGCCTCTGCCGTGGAGGAGACGAACGGGCGGCGGGCGGACACGGGTTTTTTGTCACGCGGCTCCGCAGCGACGGAGCCCTCCTCGCCGACCTCCGAGCCGCCCGAGACTGGGGAGTAGCCCCCTCCGCATTCTGGTCCTGGCCCCGAGACGACCAGGACTATGCGCTTGCGCTCGCTGAGTACGAGGCATCGTTGAACTCGCTCGGCATCCCGCTGGACGAGGCAACTTCGCCGGAAGCCGACCCGGCGAACCGGGAAGGATCGTTCCGGTACGAGTTCGACTCCGTCGTCGACTGGACGTTGAAAGGCCGCGCCGAATACCTCGCCGGCCTAGGCGACAAGGATCCCTACCGGGAAGCCAGGATCATCAGGGCGCGTCGCGTCGCGCGTGAAGCACCCAGGCGGCGATCGTCATGACCACGCCCGCGATGGCGATCCCTCCCGAGATGTAGATGCTCGTGTAGTCCGGCGAGAAAGCCGACAGCCCGCCTTCGGAGATGAGCATCGTGATGCCGCCGACGGCGAGCAGCGCGATGCCGAAGACGAGCAGCAGCGTCTTGGATGTGCGTCGAGTCATGATCCCTCCCGTTCCCTGGTGAGCATAGTGAGCCGCTCCGTCATCGGAGTTGCCGCATCACGTCGGGGTGCCCCGCGATGACCTTCGGCGGCTTGCGGTCGAGGGCCACGGCTTCGATCGGCTCGCCGGCGTCAAGGAGCTTTGCGAGGGCCGGGGCCATCCCCTTGTTCCAGTAGCCGAGTTTCTCACCCTGCGCGTCGAGGATCGCGATGGCGTTCGAGTCGTTCGGATTGTCGGGCTCGCGGACGAGCGTCACGGCTCTGCCGGGCCAGATTTCACCTCGGTAGTAGGACTCGCCGCGCACGCGACAACTCCAGATGCCGAGCCCTTGCAGATGGCGATTGCCGACGTTCACGAATTTCTGGGTCGTGTGCTCGACGAGGAAACCGTGCTGGAAGTCCGCCCTCACGGGTAGTCGGTCGTCGTCCATGACCAGGAGTTCCGCCCATCGGTCGGAATCCAGGTATGGCGACTCATAGGCGGGGCGCTGTGGTGTCTCTTCGATCTCACCCGGGTCGACGTGCTCTGGGCGTCGCCTGAAAAGCCATTCCACGCCCGAAGGATACTCAACCGAAAGCGAGGTGGGCAATGACCGATCGCACCGTCAAGGTCACCCTCGCGGCTCAGGTGACCGGCTACATCGCCGGAATGGACAAGGCGTCACGGACGACGAGGGAGACCGGCTCCGAGCTGGACAAGCTCGCGCAGAAGAAGGAAGCCT